CGACCGGTCGGCCGTCGGCCCACACGTCCGCGAAGATGCGGCCGTCGATGCGCCCGACGGCGATGATCTCGATGCGTCCGTCAGCGGACCGCCACGACAGCCACGTCACGACGCATCACCGCCGCCAGCGGCATCGAGAGGGCCGACGAGGTCGAAGGGGATGCCCAGCATGTCGAGGCTGGTCCGCACCCCCGCGGCGAAGCCTCGCATCCAGGCGGCGACTTGGGGGCTCCCGTCGAGGCGGGACAGGACGCCGTTGTGGACGTCTGCCAGGTCGCGGGCAGCGGGGGAGACGATCGACTGGGCGATCTTGATCGGATGCAGGTGGTGTTCCATAGCCGGCATCATGTCAGTCGCCGATGTCGCCGGTCAACCCGACGCCGGTGACGGTCGCCGGGGCCACCACGGCCGACGCCGTCGACACGGCATCGGCGACCATCGTCTGCCGGATGAGCCGGGTGAGCACCGAGGCGAGCAGGAGCGACCCTTCGGGGTTGCGGTCGATCGCGCCCCGTGAGAGGCGTGCGACGGTGCCTCGGTGCACGCCGAGGATCGCTGCGGCGTCGGCGTGACTGACGGTGTCGAGATCGCTGAGCGTCGGGATGATCGCAGGGGCGATGGCGAGCCCGAGCGGGGTCCGCCACCATGACAGGCGGCCGACACCCCACGGGTTGATCGCTCGCATGATGGTGCGGGCGAGAGCGTTGCGGTACACGTCGGTGTGATCGAGGAGCTGGTCGGCCCATTCCTCGGCTCGGCCGGCGAGCTCGCGGTGGAGCGCGTCGGACATGGTGGTGATCGGTCCGGCGTGGTGGTGGCCGATGAGCGCGATGATCGGGTCGAGCTGCTCGCCGACCTCGAACGCGATCTGGGCGGCGACGTCCGCGGGGGTTGGCATGGCGGGCGGCGGGGTGGTGCGTGGGGTGGGCATCTGGGTGCCTTTCTGGGTGCCGTCCAGCATGGTGCTGGGCGGTCACCGCACCGGCCCGGTGGTGCCGGGCCGGACGGTGATCAGAGGGCGCTCAGAAGCCGTGGACGTGGGGGTCGCCGTGGACCGTCTTCGACCACTCATCGTTGATGAGTTCGATCGCAGTGTAAAGGCGGCTCTCATGGAGGCCGCAGTTCCAGTCCAGCTCGCACTCGCACTGGACGATCTCGACATCGTCCCAGTACTCGTCGCCGGGGAGACCGGCGATGCTCGACGTCACGGTGCTGGTGCTATTGCTGTTGCTCATGCACCTAGTGTGGCAAATCCTGCCGGTGGTGTCAAGCAGAAATTGTCGCCCAGACGCGAGTCGGCGGTGCTCATCCATCTGGGCGACGACGTTCGCTGGGGTTGGCATGGCGGGCGGCGGGGTGGTGCGTGGGGTGGTCATGCCGCACCTCGGAAGGTGGCGATGGCAGCTTCGATGGCGTCGACGGGGATGAGACGGCGGCGGCCGATGCGGACGCTGGCCAGTTGCCCGGTGCCGAGCAGGCTGTAAACGGACGTGCGTGAGATGCCCAGTTCGGCTGCGGCCTGCGGGATGCTCAGCAGCTTCGGAGGCCGGTTGTGTTCGTTGGGGGTGTGCATCTGGTGCCTTTCTGGGTGCCGTCCAGCGGGGTGCTGGGCGGTCACCGCACCGGCCCGGTGGTGCCGGGCCGGACGGTGATTCAGAGGGCGTTGAGGACGCTGACGGCGGCGGCGGCGTCGGTCACGTCGACGTCAACGTTCCCACTCGGCATAGTCGACGACGCCACCATCGTCATCGCAGAGCGTGACGGACATCCACAGGATCCCGACACCATCGTCATCGGCGAGTTCCGCTTCCAACAGGTCGGAGGCTGAAGCGTCGTCGAACCAGTCGAGACCGTAACCGCCGAGCCGGTAAGCCGTCTCGAACTGGACATAGGCTGACCGCATCGACATGGTCAGAGGGCGTTGAGGATGCGGGCGGCGGCGGCGGCGTCGGTCACGTCGACGTCGAGCATGACGGCGTCGAAGCCGTAGCGGCTGTCGTCGGTGTCGATGAGGAGCCCGGCGTTGGCGAGCGCTGCGACGGCGGCGTCGAGGTCCTCGATGAGCGCTTCGCGCAGCTCGGCTTTGCTGACGGTGTCGTCGCGGTCGGGCCCGGCGGGGCCGGAGTCGTCGGCGGTCCGCCATGCGAGGCCGGGGCAGTCCGGGTCGGCGTAGAGCGTGATCGTTGCGGCGGTGCTGGTGCTGTTGTTCATGCACCTAGTGTGGCAGACCTCGGCAGGGCTGTCAAGCAGAAATTGTCGCCCAGACGCGACGATGCCCCCGGCCGAAGCCGGGGGCATCGAAGGGGCCGTCGGGGCCGGTCAAGCGCCGCCCCACTTAGCCCAGCAGATCGGGCCGATCCCACGAGCGATGGACTCCTCGTTGTCGAGCCGGGTGCCGCAGATCATGCAGATGCCCGTGCGGCGTCCCCATGCTGCGGCGGCGTCACGGTCAGCGATCCGCATCTCGGGGCGGAGCTTGGCGATCAGACCGGCCTCGTAGTCCCACTGCTTCGCTGCGACGAGCCGCTTGGCGTAGGTGCGGCCAGCCTGGGAGGTGACCACCTTGGCGACCTCGCCATCCCCCAGGTCGTAGTAGCCCTCGGCCAGCTCGACCGGCTCGACCGGCGCAGCCTTGGGCTGACGGGCGGCCATCTTGGAGCGCATCGACTCGGCTGCGGCACGCTGCTTCGGGGTCAGAGACCCGTAGCGGGCGTGGGCCTTCGCCAGCGACTGGGCGAACTCGGACCAGGTCTGGGCCTTCAGCCAGTCGGCGAGGTCCCGATCGGCGGCGCTGGCAGCGACCTTGACTGCAGCCTTGGCGATCGCCTCGGCTTCGGAGACGATCGGGCCGCAGCACACCTGGCAGGCCGAATCGAACCCGGCGTCCCACCCGGTCCCGTCGCAGATCTTGCACGTCATGGTGTTATTCATGCATCCATTGTCGCAAACCCTGGCAGGGGTGTCAAGCAGAAATTGTCGCCTAGACGCGACGATGCCCCCGGCCGAAGCCGGGGGCATCGAAGGGGCCGTCGGGCTCAGCGGGTGGCAGCCCGGGCTGCCCGGGCTGCCCGGAAGCACTCGGAAGCGTAGCGCTTGCCGCTTGCCGTGCCAACCGACCACCACTCGCCGCAGCCGCAGCAGCACTTGTTGCTTGCGGCGCGGGCGACGTCGGCGCCGGTGAGTCCGGGGAGCTGCTTCGCCGCGCACGTCGTGCCCAGGTAACGCACGTCGGCCTCGGAGAACTCCAGCGCCACGGTCCGCTTCAGCCCGCTCTTGCCGCAGCACTCGCAAGTGGTGATCTCATCGGTGATGCCCAGGATCTTGGGTCCGGTGTTCTTCATGCAGCGATTGTCGCAAACCCTGCCCGGGTTGTCAAGCAGAAATTGTCGCCCAGACGCGACGACGCCCCCGGCCGAAGCCGGGGGCATCGAAGGATGCCGGTCAGTCGCGGACGGAGCCGCTGACTGCCGGAGTGGTGGTCGATGCCGACAGGACCAGCCCGCCAGCGCTCACAGTCCCGACCGTCGACCCAGGCGGCACCACGGTGCCTGTCATCACGTGCCTGGCAGCTTGCCCGACCGTCGACACCGTCGGAGCCTGCGTCGCACCGCTGCCCGTCGCAGCCGAGGGCACGGTCAGGGCGACCGACCAGCCGGGAGCAGCAGCCGATCCGGTCGCCCCAACCGCCGGCGGGCGCGCAGCGACGCCCACCCCGACGGCCAGCGTCGCCCCCACCGCAGCGGCGACACCGGCCGAGACCACGATCAGCACCGTCGGTGCGAGCACCGCACCGGTGCCGGTGACGGTCGACGGGGTCACCGTCGTCGCACCGGTGGTCGACACCGACGGCGCCGGTGCAGCACCGGTGCCCGTGGCAGCCGCAGGAGCCGCCAGGATCGTCTCCGACGGGCCAGGTGTGGCACCAGCACCAGTGACAGCTGCAGGAGCCGCCACGATCAGCACCGTCGGCGTGAGCACAGCGCCGGTGCCGGTGACGGTCGACGGTGTCACCGTCGTCGCGGCCGACGTCGACACCGTCGGGGCGAGCACCACACCGGTGCCGGTCACTGTCGACGGAGCGACGAGCACCTCGACTGTCGGCGTGAGCACCGCACCGGTGCCGGTCACCGTCGACGGTGTCACCGTCGTCGCACCCGACGTCGACACTGTCGGGGTGAGCACCACACCGGCACCGGTGACGGTGCCAGGGGCCGCCTGGATCGTCTCCGACGGGTCAGGTGTGGTGCCAGCACCGGTGACGGTGCCAGGGGCTGCCTGGATCAGCACCGTCGGCGTGAGCACCGCACCGGTGCCGGTCACGGTCGACGGGGTCACCGTCGTCGCGCCCGACGTCGACACCGTCGGCGCCAGCACCACACCGGTGCCGGTCACCGTCGACGGGGTCGCAGTGGTCGACGCCGGTGGCGCACCAGCAGGCTGCCACCAGAGATCGTTGTCGACCTCGAGGGCCCACGTGGCGGCGCCCGTGACCCAGCCGAGCGGCCCGTCGATGCGGACGACCTGCTCGCCCTGGAGCAGCGAGACAGTCGGAGTCGAGGTCTGCTGCGATGCGAGGAGCAGCAGCAGACTCATGTCAGCTCCCTGTCAGCGAGGCGATGAGCGCTTCGGTTTCGGCGATCTCGGCGTCGGCGACAGCGACAGCGTCGAGATCGCCGAGGCGGAGCGCCTCGGAACGCAGCGTCGATTGGCGTGCCAGGTTGGCGCTTGCCGCTGCAAGCCGCTCGGCGTCGGTCAACATCAGATCACCATGCAGCGCAGCACGATGCTGCTGGTGTTGAGAATCATGTAGACGTAGGCGACTTCGGTTGCGCCGTCAATGAATCTCACGTCCCACGCCGTGTCCCCGAGCAGCGCCGCCCCCTGAAGAGCGGGCATGACAGACCAGCCGTCCTGCTCGGATGTGACCACGTTGTAACGGAACCAGCGACCCGTGGCGTCTTTCTGGACATAGATCTGATCGCGGATCAGCGCCCATTTGGTTCCCGTAGTCAACGTTTCCGTGGCAGGCGCATAAGTAAGAGCGCTTACCCAGGTGTTGGCGGCGATGTCGTAGTAGTCGAGCGTGGTCGACGCCGCACCACGAAAGCTGTAGATGCGTCGACCGTTGATGATCGAGTTCTCGGCGGTCCATGCCGAATCGGTCGACTGGGAGATCCACGATCCCGACATGCCAGCGCCAGGGGCGCCGCTACGGGCAGCTCCAGGCGTCAGAGTCGACCACGTGTTGGCACTGATGCTGTAGCGATAAAGCGTGACAGCGTTGTTACCGAGGAAGTAGAGGAAGTCGTCGTTGCCGGAGATCGCATAAGTCGACGTAGCGTCGGGCGTCGTGGTCCACGTCGCCACAGTGATCGACGTGGCGTCGTTTGCCGTGATCGTGCGGATCTGGCCAGCGCCAGTGCCGCCCGTGATGCGCACCTGGGCGTTGACCCATTGCGACGGAGTCCAGTTCTTAGCCGAGTTGACGAGCGTTGTCGACGTTGCCGACGTTGCCGTGCCCGTCGCCATCGAGTTGTAATCCGTGCCGATCCAAGACGGTGTCGACACGAGACGCCCATCGGTGGCGACCGAAGCAGGAAGGCCAGTTTGCGACAGCGTCTGCCAGGTGTTGGTAGCAAAATCGTAAACGCGGAACGAGCCTGAGGCGAGCGTGCCAGCACCCAACACATAGAACCGTGGCGTCATAAGACGGAACACGGTCGACGCAGAGAACGCTGATGCTTGAGCAGGCACAGTGATCGTGGCATTCGTACCGATCGTGTTGGACGAGATCGTCAGCGTGGCGCCGGCGTTCGGGCCAGACAGGATCTGGACGGAGTAGCCGCGCAGGTCGCGGGCCAGCGTCTGGTTCGTCACGATCGTTGACGTGGTGCCTGAGGTTGCGGTGAGCGACGCTGCTGCCACGGTCGACCCGGTCGACCAGGAGTGTGCGATGCCGCACGCTCCTGCGCCGAACGTGCCCGCCAGTGCGGGCGACGGAACCTGCGCCCAAGCATCCTCCGACGGGTTGTACAAGTGAGCGGCAGTGTTCGAAGTGACGTAGAGCTGCTGCTGACGGTAGTGATAGGACGACACGACGAACGTGGCGCTGGTCGTGGCGACGGGCGCCGGGTTCATGACCTCCCATCGCTTGGCGTCAAGGATCTTGCGGAGGTTGACAGTGGTAGGCATGAGGCTCCTCCTCGATCAGGTGACGGTGATGCCGCTACGCAGCTGGCCGGCGGCGATCTGCATGAGCGCAGGGATCTGCGGTGAAGCGTTAATGCCGCCGACCTGCGTCTGGTTCGTCAGCGTGCTTAGGGTCGTCACGGTCGTCACGGTCGTGATCGTAGACAGCACAAGGTTTGCCGTGATCGCATCGACCACGACACGCAGACGGTTGCTTGAGTCGGGATAGGCCGCACCAATCGAACGGGTCAGCGACGTCAGCAGCATCCCGATCTGAGTGAGCGTCTCCAGCATCTCGCCGAGCGGAGCGACAGGAAGCGGAGCAGCCGTCGACACGTCGACAGCAGTCCCGTCGGCACCCCACGCAGGCTTCACGCGCTGGTAGTTGACGCCGCCGATGTCGTCGGTGGCGATGACCGTTCCAGACCCGGCAGTGATTGCGACGTTGTCAGGCATCAGGCATCAGCCTCCCGATCAGCAGGGTGACAGTGGCCTCCAGGGCGGCCAGACGGGCCGCCATGGAAGGGTTCGGCACGTCAGGGTCAAGCGCCGCCGACAGGTCCGCTGCGGCCGACGCAACGGCCAACTTGGCAGCCTTTGCGGCCCTCGCAGTGACCTGTGGGAGCCGAGGCTCGACGGGCTCGGCGTCAGGGATCTCGTCGGCGGTCAACGGCCTCGTGGAGATCACGAGGCCGTTGCCGTCGAGGGTCTCATGCACCTTGCGGTCCGTGTCCCAACGTTGGCGGACACGGCCACCGACGAACACCTCGGTGACGCTCATGCTGCCGCCAACCGCATAAAGATGAGAACACCCAAGTTGGTGCCGCTCGAATCGCCTTTGCGTTGCAGGTATCTTGCCGAGTTGGGCAACGCTGTCTGCCCCGCTGCGCTCCACATGAGACTTGGGGCGTTCCCTCGGTTGCCGCCAGGCCCAGAATCACCGCTCCCCCAAACGGCGGTATTCATAAGCCCGTGCCAATAACTGTGGCCAGCCCTGGGCTCCGACATCAGCCTGAAACTAGGCATAGATGTTCCGATCGGCAGCATCGCAGTGAAATAGAACCCAGGCTGGAGAGTAGCCGGGGTGGTGATGCCAACCTTTGTGCCAGTGGTCGTTATGCCTATCAGCGAGGTCGAGCAGACAAGATCGGTCGGCGTCTGCAAGGTCCGATTCGCCCCGCCAGCATAAAGACCAAGGTGCAGATCAAGGTTTGCGGTTCCGCTTGGGATGTCGACGGCGAAAGCGTCAATCCTGGCAGCTTGCGGCAAATGGAACCCCCACAAAGAGAGTTCGTTGTTTACTGGGGAGCCAGTGTTTCCTGACGGGTGGTCGGGGCGAGGACTTGTCCAGATGCCGACACTGGACGAGAAAGCCAGCGGGGCGTTAACCGACAGATCCACTCTTGCAGCAGGCCGCAGCCTGGGGATCAGTCCCGATGACGGCACGGTCAGGCCCTCTCGCAGAAGGCCACAACTTCGACGTTGCCCGCCGTCGGCGTAACCGTTACCGAGAACCGCAGACCGCACCCAGCGGCGAACGTGTAGTCGGCGCCGAACGCCTCGGAGAACAGGGCAGCGCCGACCGTTGTCGACGTCGCAGCAGGGTCACCGATGTCAATCGACCGCAGCAGACGAGGGTTCGCATCGGAACCGTCCGTCCCGAACACGTTGACGACACTGTCAGCAGGGTTGCCCGAGCAGGTCACCTCGACACGCTTGAGCAACCAGTCGGTCGTCGGAGCTCCGGCGCCACCCGACCCGATCCACGTCGGCGTGACAAGGTTAGCGCCCGTGCCGTCGTAGGCCGTTTCGCCCGTCGTCAAACGGGCACGGGCAATCGTTGCCTTATCAAAGAACGAAGGTGCGGCAGCCATGTCAGAGCGTCAGCTGCATGATGCCGGACGCGTTCCACTGGATCGTGAACGTCCCCGACGTGACCGACTGTGCGCCCCCGAAATACAAGTAGCAGACGCCCTGATCAGCGACCGGCGTCGACAACGTGTCGTCATAGATCAAGCAACCATGAACGTTCGACAAGGTGGCGGTCGCGCCCGACGCCGTGTTCGACGCCGAGAACGTGAACACGTTCCCGGTGAAGCTCGACGTGACACCCGACAGGGCCACGCCACCTGCAGCCCACTGGGCGCCCGACGACACCTCGTTCGCCGTCGCCCACTGGCCGGCGTTGTACGCGGTGTTTGCTGACGCAACAGTCTGATCAGGGGTGATCGAGTTGTTGTACAGCGCGACCTTGAAACTGTCGCTGTTGAGGTCCAGCGCAGCGGTCCGATTCAAGGAATCGGTCACAAACGCCGAGAAGATCTTGCCGTTAGACCAAGCCATCGGGGCCTCCTAGTGGTTGATGGTGAAGGAGCCGGTGCTCACGGGTGCGAGCACAGTGCAGTCGTTGGACCCGTCAGCGCGCTCCAACACAACCGACGAGATGATACGGCCGTTGACGTCGACCAAACCGGCTTGACCGTTGACAAAATCGTCACGCTCGACAAGCACATGCCGTGCATGCTGGCCGACCAGGGCCAGCGGGACATTCAGCCCAGCGAGAGCCGGGCAGCGATGATGAGGCACATGCGGCCGCGGGTCATATGACCTGTGCTCGAACCCGCACGACGGGCAACGCCACGCCTTCACCCTTGGCATCCGATCGACAGATGCACATGGTCCTTGTGCGCGGACCGGCCCACGTAGCGGCGGGGCTTCCAGCCGCCACGAGCAGACCAGATCTGCCCCCACCAGATGATCACGGTGATGTCGAGCCGGTCTCGGTGCAGCAGCGCCCACTTGACGACAGCGTCACCGAGTGCCCGGTCGGTCGTCATCGCGTCGATAGCCCTCGGCCCGGTCCTCGGCCCAGCTGGCGTATTCAGGTTGTGACACGATGTCCGCGCCTGATGGGACCTGTCACCCCAAGCCCCCAAGCCGGTGAGGCGAGGGAACGTCGCGGCAAGCTCACGCCACACCACTTGCGTCATCGGCGGCAACCCCTGCTGCATGCGTTGGGTCGACACGAGCGCTTGCACACCTGCGGTGTCCAACGCGACGGGATCGACACCGGCGCACCGGTCAACAAGCTCGACAAGCGGCAGCCTCACTCGACGTTGCCCTTGCGGACGAACTGGGCGTGCGCCTGGAGGGCAGCCTCAGCGACAAGCTGCACCGCAGCAATCTGCTCCGGTGACAGGTCAAGCCCGAACGCGGTAGCGCAAATCAGGACAGCGCGCAGCAGGGCACGCAGGGCAGAAGATTGACGGTTGGTCACGGGATGCTCCTTAAGGGGTTAGCGGCCGTCGCCGGCCTCACGGTCGATATGTGCGCGAAGAATGTCGATCGTTGCCGACAGGTGCGCCATGGTGCGTTCCTGATGGTCGATCGTGACCTGATGGGTCCGGTCGACGTCACGCAGATGCCTCACCTCGGCTTCCAACGCTGCCAGCTGTGTCGCCTGAGCGATGGACGCCCGCCACACCTTCGCTAGAGCGCCGATGAGCGTCACGACGAGAGCACCAGCTGCCGAAACGAACGCAGCGTCGATGTTGATGTCGACCGCGGCGACCGCTGTTGCTGCTGTCGCCCCCACTGCGGTCACGGCGAACGTGATCGGGTTGGTCACATGGTCGAGCATGGCCGCTCCTGGTCCCGGTTACGTCGCGTCGAAGACAAGTTTCGGTTGCCGGACTTGGCGGCCCATTGATGCCAGCGGGTCCGTGCCCGTGCCCTACGGGCCCGGCTACGGCGCCGCTTGTTGCCATCATGACGAGGCATCAGTTCACGTTGAGGCCACGAACCGACACATACAGGATCTGTGATGCAAGCCAGTTGTGCGGATAGTTGCTGTGGATGTAATTGCCTGATACGCCGCCGGACATCTCTACCCAAGCGTTCGAGCCCGAGAATGCTACGCCGGACGACGGGCCGGTCCCGGTCAACCAGCTCCCGCAGACCTGCAACCGGCCAGGACCAACAAGACTTGATGGCGTCGAAAGCCGCCAAACCCCTGACCCCAGCGCCGTAGTCGACCCGATTGTCAACGTGTAGTCGATGTCGATCGTCTTCGGGGTGGCGTAACGCCACCAGCCCTGCAACGTCCCGTTCCCCAACGTCGGGTTCGTCGTTGACGCCGTCCACGTCGGCGTGAAGGTCGCCCAATCCTGCTCACGGACAACGATCCACGCCGCACCATCCCACATCAGCATGCGACGCGTGTCCGTCTCATAGATGTGACGGCCCGTCTGCGACGTCGACGGCCTCGTCCCCGACGTGCAGATGGTGATCCACTGATCACGCACAAACCCGTTGAGGTCAGCAGCGGTGAGGGCGTCACCATCAGCCCAAGTCTTTGTCCCAGCCATGACGCCTCCTCTAGTTGATGGTCACCGTCGGAGCCAGCACCCTCCCGGTGCCGGACACACCAGCAAGCCCCCACTGCAGCCACTCACACACTGTCACCGACATCCGCCAATCCACACCCGGACTGATCTCATGCGAGATCGCCAGAATCGGGCCACGCACATCCAACCCGACCTGTGTCCACTCCCACGTCACCATGTCCCCAAGATCGTTGATCAACGCCGCATACAACGCAGCGTCAGACAGCCAAGGTTCCACGTCGAACGACACCACGATCGGTGGACGCGACCCGTGCCGATCAACGAGACGCTGCGCGATCGTTGCGACATCACCATCATTGTTGTTCAGCAAGTCGGACCGGTTGAATTCGACGCGGCCGTCAGTGTCAACCTGCTCGGCCACTTTCGTCTGCTCGGTGCCGCCAGCACGCGACATCTTGATGACGTTCGCCCACGACTGCGGGTCCAGTTTCGGGTTCGGGTTGGACACGAACGCCTTATTTGGCGACAACGTCCACGACATCGTGTCCGAACGCATGATCACATCAGTGGTTGTCGACCCTGGATCGTCCGTGAACCATGACGTGGTGATCCCGGCGCCAGGCGGCGCGATAGGGCGCTGCAAACCGGTCACCGGAGTCGGGATCGCACGCCACGACAACGGCCCATCCGACGCCGCCCACACCCACGCATCCGAACTCGCAGCAGTCTGCTTGACCGCAGTCAACGCGTTCGCCGAGAAGTTCGTTGACTGCAATTCGAACTGGGCGTCCGACATCTCACGCAACCCGTACCGTTGCTGCGGGAACGACAGGAACGTTGTCGATGCAACCAATCCGTCCGTGCCAGCGACACCGCCACCGATGTTCGCGACCTCCGCCCACCGCTCCATGCGTGCACTGAGCGTGTCACCGCCGCCATAGACGCGTTCTGCCGCGTTCAAATCGACTGACGCCAGCAGACCGAACGCGTCGATCAACGTCACCTCGGCACGAAACAGTGACCCGGTCGGGTCATAGGTGTAGTCGACGTTGTCGACCCAGCCGGCGAACAGCGGATAGTTCCGGCCGTCGACCGTCGCCGGGCCGCTCGGCGGATTGTCCTTGTTGAGGTTCGTCACCGCGACCATCATCGGCAACATGCGCCGGAACCGGTTCCGGCCCACACCGCCGCTGTAGGCGCCAGTAGTCGACAGCGGATCGAACCGGCGGTCGGTCGACTCGAACGAGACCACACACCGGCCCGGGTCAGGCGCCTCCAGGATTGTCCGTCGACCGCGGCTGATCGAAATCCGGGTCACAAAACATGACAGGTCCGTGACCGTGCCCGACGGACGCAGCTTGTTGTTCGCTGCCGCACCGATTTTGCCTCGTGTCGGATGACCGAGAATGAGCCCGTCCGGTGTCGCCCCAACAGGATCAAGATCGGCAGCTAGCACAACAACCTTCGTGGTGGAGTGCCGGAGACCCATCAGCGAGCCACCCGGACGGACCCGTCAGGGCGCACAGCACCGGAGCGGCGCAGCCCGTCGACCACAGCGGCCGTCAGGTCCCTCTCTGACAGGATCGATCCGGCCACGTTGACCACGATCGTTGTCCCGCCACCAGGGACGATCGTGCCGGACCTCGAAGGCCGGAACAGTTCCGGGCCGTTCTCACCGACGACATAGGCGCCGCCGGCCATCACCGGGCCACCAGAAGCACGCGCACCAGTCTGCACCTGCCCGCCCGACTTGCGCACCCAGCCGATCCCTTCGACCCACACATATTCGACACCGTTCTCTACGCGACGGCCGCTGTTGATTCCAGCGTCACTCGTCGCAATCGCAGATCCCGGGTCATACTGCGGCGGCGTCTGCGTGCCCTGCACCAGCGTCACCGCAACCGTCTTCATGGACGGGATCCCATCAATCGACGCAGCAAGCGACCGTGCAGCCGACGTGATCTTGTCGATCTCAGCAGCCGCCACACCCGCCTGACTCGCATACGCCGCGAACACCTCGAGAGCCCTCGGCCCCTGATCGGCAAGCTTGCGGGCCGCTTCGAACTGGGCCAACGTCGCGTCAGTCAACGAATCCTGAGCGTCAGCTAGCTGACGGGTCGCGTCAGTCATCTCCTTCGGCAGCGACAGCTTCTCGCGGCGCAACTCGGCCAGGTCGGCCTCGGCGTCACGCAGATCCGACGCACCATCCTCCCCTTTCGCCTTTGCGTCAGCGAGACGACGCTCAGCATCGACAAGACGCTGATCAATCGTTGACGCCTTCACGCGCAACTCGTTGAGGGCCTCCTGTGCGGCAGCAGCCTGCTCGGTCGCGCCACGCGTCGACTTGAAGGCCCCATAGGCGCCCCTCACGGCGTCGATTGATGCCGTGAACGCCGACACGATCTTGTCGGCAAGGTCGTTGACAGCTCGCAGGGCGGTGTCCTGTTCTTCATCGATGCCGACGGCGAGACCGCGGACGATGTCCACACCGATCTCAGCAAACACGGTCGACGGCGACTTGATGCCCAGCACACTCTTGACCCAGCCGGGAAGCTTTTTCGCCAACGACGAAGCCGCATCCTTGACAAGATCAATCGCCCCGCTGATGCCCTTGGCAAGGCCACGCACAATGTCCTTGCCTGCCTCCAACAAAAGGTCGCCGAGCTTGCCGAGAGCCTGGAGAATCAGCCCAGGCAGCTTTTTCGCTGCCTCAACGACCAAGTCCTTGCCAGCATCAAACGCCTTCTGTGCAAGCTCCCACGCGAGCTTCATCGCACCCTTGAGAAGCTCCCCGAGAAGCTTCGCGGCAGCAACAATCATCTCAACGCCTTTGGACGCCGCCTGCTTGAGCGCTTCCCACGCCCCAGACCAGTCGCCCTTGATCGCCCGCATCACCGCAGTGATGATGCTCTTGATCATCTCAAACGCCGGCCGAATGATCGCCATGATCATGTCAAACGCCGCTTTCACGTCATCGCCCCATCGAGCCCACGCCTGACTCATAATGTTGACAGCCGTTACCAGCCCCTCACGCAACATCTGAAACGCCTTAACGGCAACGTCACGAATCACAGACGCAATCTTGTTAACAGCTTCCCGGAAACCTTCAAAGTTCCTGTAGGCATAAATGAACCCGGCAACAAGCGCAGCAATGGCAACAATGACCAACCCGATTGGCGACAACAGGAACCCGATAGCCGTCACGAGCCCGCCGACAATCGTCACCACCGGCCCGATAGCGGCAGCGATCAGCGCACCGATCACAATCATCTTCTGCGCTGCCGGAGACAACGTGTCGAACTTTGCCGCAAGATCAGCAATGAACGTCGACACCTTCTCGATGACCGGAAGAAGCAGCGAACCGAACGACTCTTGCAGGTTGCCGACAGCGACGCGCATCCGGTCATAGGAGGTTGCCGACGCCGCAGCGGTCCCACCAACCTGCCCTTCGACTTCGGCCAGGATGATCTTCTGGGCGCCGAGCACATCACCAGCCTGGACCAGCGTCGCGATCTGATCCTTCTGCTGCTGGGTGAAGCTGACACCGGCCCTGCTGAGCGCTCCAATGCCCTTGAGAGGGTCGTTTAGGGCCTTGCCGAGCTGCATCGCCGCAGCATCAGTCGAACCGAACACTGTGCCGAGGTCGAGCATTGCTGCTGACGCCCGATTGAAGATGTCGTTGCCTTTCCCGGCCTCGTTGCGGATCTTGGTGAACGTCAACATGACCTGCTGACCCTTGAGGATGACTTCGTCGTCGATCGCCGTCTTGTTCGAGAGGCTGGTGGCGAGGTCGTCAACCTGCTCGGCCGTGATCTTGGCGGCGCCACCGGTCGACTTGATGACCTGCTCGGTCACAGCGACGATCTTCTGCGACTCGCGGGCGGCATCAGCAGCAGCCTTGAAGCCGGCCACGATCGGCAACGTGACACCGGCGGTCATGAAACCGCCGACCTTCATCATCGACTCGCCAACATCACGGAACTTGGAGCCGACGGCCTCCAGGCGCCCAGTCGCAGACTCGGCCTCCTTCTCCAACTTACGCATCTCGTCCGCGACCTTCTGGAACGCCTTAGACGCGTTGTCCTTCGCCGCGATGTTGATTGTGACGCGCGATGAGCCTCCAGCCATGGTCACCTCCGCGCCGTGCGCGCCTGCTCTGCCTTACGGGCCCGTTCCTGCTCACGACGCCGCCAGTCGAGATACTCGACCATCGTGTCGAGCATCTCAGCGCTGGACTGCTCGAGGTCGATTGGCGAGATGCCAAGCTCGACGGCGAGCGATGCGATCAGCCAGTGGGTTGATCGCCGGTCCCTGCTAAAGGGGCAGTCGTCTCCGCCTCTTCGCCGATCTCCTCAACACCGGGCATCCACGACTCGAAGTCGATGCCGACACGTCCTTGACGGCGCAACGACTGCCATGCGAGCCACAGCTGATGCTCCAGGCGGATGTCTTCGAGCTTCCCGAACGCCTTGCCGAACCCGAGCCCGAAGGCCCGTTCGAACGCGACAATGTCAGCAGGCGTTGCCGTCGTCTGGACGCGTTCACCGGCGTGGGTGAGTGTGAGTTGGATTTTCAGGGGGACCAGCCTCCTCAGGCTTTGGTGTTGCGCGCAATGAACTGTTCGAGTTCCCGCGCGTAGAGTTCTCTGATGCGTTCCAGGTTGTCGTCAATGGCCGGGAACACGGTGTATCCGCCCTTCTTGACGGGCGGGAACTGGGCGTAGCGGTGCGATCCGAACTGGGCGCCAGCGGCCCATTCACGCACCCCTTTCCCGGGGCCGCCGATCGTGATCGACACGGACGCTTTGAGCGCCTTGTATCGGTTTGACGCTTCGGCTTTGCGGAGCTGACGGGTGTTCGCACGTGACCGTGACTCGGACTCGATGAGCCGCGCCACATCAGGCTGCGCCGGGGCAAGCACCGTCGACAGCTTCTGATCTGTCTCCAGCGCCTTGAACGTCGCGATCAGCTCAGCGAGACCCTCGGTGGTGACAGCCACAGGTCACGGCGTGGTGTCAGCGGTGACGTAGGCGACGGTGATCGGCGACGTCCCAGCCGCAGGCTGCAACACGTCGGCCTCCAGATCGAACTCGACTAGCCCCTCGTCCATAGTGGGGAACGCGCCCGTGAACTCGCATGCGGGCAGAGTGAACGTGAGCGTTGCTGCGGGGTCTGCGACACCGTGAGCGGTGATGACGATCTGCGCCTGGGCGCCTGCTGCGGTTGCAGCGACGATTCGGTCAACGAGCGTGTCCGAATCGTAAGTGATCCCAGTGAGCTTCACGGTGTAGGTGCCAAGCCCGGCGCGCAACGGCTCGTCCTTCAAGCCGAAGTTGCACATCTTCTCGCGGTCGGTCTTCAGGTTCGGGTTGACAGCCAGCTCGAACCCGCCGGCGCAGACAGTTGCGCCAGCAACAGTCACCGAAATGTTGTCGACCATGAACGGCTCGGTTGAGGCCGGATAGGCGGCGGTCGCGAGAGTCGTGCCGAACGTGAGCGTGACCGACCCGGCGCTCGACCCGTTCACAGCGGCACGAGTCGACGCGTTGATCACGGTGATCGACGTGTTGTTGATCACGCTGCCGACGATCGACCCGGCAGGCGTGTTCGCGGACGTGACCGGCATGTCGAGCACGACACCGGCAGTAGACGCCATGGTCACGACGTTGCTGGTGGTGCTGGTGGTGCCGGTGAGCGACGCCGAACCCCACCCGACACGAGCGTCAACGTCAAACGAGAACGAGACAAGCTCCCCGACGGTGCCAGCGAAGGTGCCCTGGGTGATCTTGCAACCGGTCGCCGTGAATGGCTTGGTGGCAGCGGTCGGACGGCCAGTCCCCTGCTGAGCCGTGAACTTGGACGGCTCTGCGACAGTGAACGTGTGCGTGTATTTCGCGTTAGTCGGGCCGGTAGTGCTCACCGCCCCGAAAAGCATCTTGGCGAGCAGCCCGAAACCCTTGGTCTGCGGGTCATGCTGGAACGACCCGGCGACGGTCGGCCGGCCACGGACACTCATGTCTGCCGACATGGTTGCGCGTCCAGCGCGCAACCCCATCGATCGGACAGCCCGAGGCTCAGTCGAGAATCCCCCACCGGCCATGACCTCGTAGAACCGGGTGACGGTGAGCGGGGTGCCGTAGGTCGCCTCTTCGACAATGCCGAACTGGTGATCAAAAACAGCCATGGATCAGCCCTCCTTGCGGGTGTTGGTCGGCCAAGCAGCGCCGACAGAGACAAGCTCATACCGGCCGTCGCCCACGTGAACCCAGGCGTCGAACGGGAGATCGTTCACGGGGCCACCAGACGGCCCAGGATCGCCCAGGACAGCCTCAGGGGCAGTGTCGGCAGTGTCGGTAGCGGGACGGGGCATCAGGGCCTCCTAGCAGCGTTGTGAGTGGAACGGCAGATCGAACGTGGCGTTGCCACCGAACCCGCCAGAGTTAGGGATCGACCCGAACGCATAGGTGACCGTCACCGGGCGCCCGCCGAGATCCAAGCCGATCAGGTCAGTGATCGCAGGCGAACCCAACGACGGTGCCGCCAACACCACATCAAGTGCACCGTTGACGATCTGCTCCAGCCTGGTTTCGCATTCGGGCAGTGACGTGCCAAGCATCGATGTGATCGACACCGACACGCCGAAGCTGTCATCCCACGGGCGAGGCGTACCGACGCGACGCGCAGTCAGATCGCCGGAGACCGAAGCCCCGACAAGGATCGACTCGCGGGGCTCATCGACACCTGGGGTGGTGATGATCGTGACCCCGGACAGGGCCGGCGCGGCAGCCCACAAAGCACGGAGCCGCTGCACCACCTCTGCCCGGTTCACGCGATTCCTGCCATGCCTGCGACAGCGACAGCGCGATAGATCGCGTCGACTTCGGCGACACCGGTCGACTGTGCCGACGGCAGCAGACGCGTCGTGGTGAACGCGTCAGACACAGACACCCGTTCGCTGAAGAACGGCAGGGCCGACGATGACTGCATCGCGAAATAGCGTGCACGCGCAAGCAACGCGAACCGGACCTGCGCGGTCGGCTCACGGACACCATGCTCGACACCAACAACCGCCTCGAGACCGTCAGTGACGGGCCCCAGATCCAAGGTGCCTGTCAACGGGACGATGTCGATGTCTGCGAGCTGCGAAGCGGACCACACCGTGTCATCGAGCGTGAGACGGCCGACACGGGCGATGTCGGCGAAGTGGGTGATGAGACGGTCGCCTCTGGTTTCGAAGCGGGCGACGTCGTAACGGCGCACCCATGACCGGCCCGTGATCCGCCGGCATTCGTCGTGTGCCAGCTCGATCGCGTCACGGAGCTGATCGGCAGTCTTCGACGTCAACGTCGGATCTGACGCGCGCAGTTCCCCGACGGTGATCGGCATCCGGCCGATCACATCGACCGGGTCGACCAGCACCGCTGTCCCATCGACAGTCCACGTCAACGTGACGAGAGTCGGTTGCGCGACGGTCATTGACGCAGTGTGCACACCGGCGCCACCGCCACCGATCGTCACTGCTGACAGCAGCACCGTGGTGCCATCGTCAGCGGTGCCGGTCACCGTGACAGTGGTCGGCGTCGAAGGGTTGCCCGAGGTGTCCTCGGTGCGGAGCTGCACCGTGGAGGTGCCGACGACAGCGGTGATCATCGGGACACCTCCACGGGACAGCGTTGCGGGGAGCGGTGATCCATGCGGCGCACCAAAGCCGGTCCGGAGACATCCTCCGGCCCCACGCCCGCTCCCACAGTGATCCTATCGGCCGATGCGTCGCCGTGGTGACGGCGCAACGACCGTCTCCACGTCGACATCGGCGTCGGCGGTCTCGACCGTGCCCACAGTGCGGGCAATCTCGGCATCGACCTCGCGGACACGGTCGGTGAGACCGGCACGCACATAGCCCTCCCGCTCGTAGCGGAGAGCAGCCAGATAGACGTCGCGGTCCACCAGGATCAGAACGTCGGGGCGATGAGGCCGGTGCCGCCGATGGTCGAGATCGCCGTCGGATAGCGCCCGGCGGTGAACGCCTGGAACTTGCCGACAGCGAGACGGACCTGACCGGGAGAGGTCGACAGGGTCTGCTCGAACGAGAACGTCATCTCGGGCCCATCCCACAGCAGGATGTCGGTTGCGCGAGCAACGATGATGATGTCCTCGTTGGTGCCCGCCCCAAGGTTGGTGGGGATGTTGGCGTCGGTGATCACGGGCAGACCCATGACACGGCCGACGACCTGGCCGTACTCGGCAGCAGTCCCAAGACCGACGACCGAGTTCGGCGCGACAAGGGAGAATTCGAACGTGGGCCGGGAACCGTCAAGAGCGGCGGTGAGCCAACCCCAACGGCGCGGATGCATGTAGATCACGGTTGCCGGAGCGAACCGGAGAGCGTTGACACGCTGAATCGCATCAGCGAGCTTCGGCCACAGCAGCGCGACGGTCGGCGAACCCGACGTGAACGTCACAGCATTGATGCCGGACACCTGCAGCACACCACGATGCTGCGGGGCAGTGCCGTTGCCGTTGATCGCGGACACGTTGGAGGAGACCATGAGCGCAGCCATCAGATCCGGGAAGATCACGCTGTCGACGGTCGCTCCGCCGCGCATGAACAGGGTCCGGGAGATGTCCTGCTGTGCCGACACGAGGTTCACCGTGACAGTCAGATCGGTCGTCGCCATGTCCTGCTCATTGAAGCCCGCGGCCTCAGACGTCATCGCCGCAGCAGACCCGGTGGTCACACGCGGAATCACGAACGACACACCGTCAGTCGGCAGAGCCCGATCAGTCAGCGAGTTCAAAAACGGCGAACCGGCACGGGCCAGCGGCGCGTACTGATCCAGCAGATAGCGGGGCGGGACAAGCCCGTTGAACGTCGACACGGTCGTGTCACGAGACTCCAGACTGTGCCGGTGCAGACGCTGCTCGGCAGACGCCAGATCACCCGACCGGAACGTCTGCGCGTACAGGTCAGCGAAGAACGAATGCTCCCCGTCGGGCCGATAGGTGCGGGCCTCCGCACGGACACGCACAGACCCGTCAGGGGTCGGCAGAGCAGCCGCAGCAGCCTGCGCGGCAGCACGAGCCTCCAGGCGGGCGACCTCGGCATCGTGACGCTCCTGGAGCGACACACGAGCCTCATCGACAGCACGCAGCTCACTACGCAGACGATCCAGGTCAGCAGTCTCAGCCTCAGTCAGGACAGCGTCACCACGCGCCTCGACAACAGAGATGATCTCGTCCATGCGCCCCTCAAGAGCGGCACGGGCAGTCAGGTTGGCACGCAGCTGCGCACGCAGCTGCTCGATCAGAGAATCCATCAGGGGAATGCCTCCTAGGGCAAAAGGGAACGGGCAAAGATGGTCTGCATTCACCGAGGCCGAGGTGGACGTCGAGTCGACAGGCACCACAGGTGCGGTCGGAGGCGACGTCCGGGATCGGAGTGACGACAAGCAAAACCTTTCAGGGGGTCAGCTCAGACGGCCGGCCCGGGCAGCGATCGCCTTAGCCATCGCCAACGACATGCCGCCACGGGCAGCGGCACGACGCTCATCGACACGTGCGGCAGCACGCACCTGAGCAACCGTGAACGGGTTCGCCGGCGACGACACCAGCGACACATCCGACCCGGCCACATCGAGTGCAACCTCACGGATGATCCGCTCAGTCATGTCGTCACGCCACTCGTCACGAGTGACACGGAACGCGAACGACATCTGATCAAGATCACCGCGGCTCATCGCCGAACGGACCTGCTGCACCAGCGGATTCGACAGGTCGAGCGCAGGGGCGGACACCACCAGGCCCCGCTCGTCTTCCTCGAGCAGCAGCGTCCCGGACCGGGTCCGTGCCAGCGGCACACCCTTGTGATCGACAAGCAGACGCACATCGGGACGGCCGTTGAGGGTGCGGCGCGCTGCACCAGCAGCGATCAGTTCACGCCACCCGCCGTCTTTCGGGCCGCCGGCAACGTCATACCAGACGTCGTAAACGGACGCGTAGCCGTCGAGGGCGATCGTGCCAGCTTCCTCAGCAGACCTGATCGTCAACGACGCCGCATGAATGCGGGGTTCTAGTTCGCGATGTTGCGCCATCAAGCACCTCCCGGTGGCCATGTGAACTCGTCGCCACCCTCCGGCAGCGGGGACTCGTCTTCCAGCTCACGGACCTCGTTCCGCGAGCGGACACCCAACTCGACAGCGGTTTTGTGGACTTGCCAGCGGACCGCAGCGTCAGAACGCAGGAACCCGTCAAGGTTGACGCGCACGAACTGGCCAGCTGGCAGGAACGCCGAGATCAGCCGCTCGATCCGCCCAACCCACCACTGCAACGTGAACACGAGCACGTCAATCGCACGCTGCTCACGGTTGCCGTAGGTCAGCGAGCCGGTGTTCGATGGCGCATAACCGAGCAGCTCCGGCGGGACGCCATAGAACCCGCAGATGTCGATCGCCGTTGCGTTCGACGCCGCCAGGAACAACGCATCATCAGGCGCGACCTGCACCGACTTCAGCTCCCAACCGTTCCCCATCACAGCGATGTGATCACCACGAGTCGCCTGCCGGAACCGCTCCTTGGCCTCCAACGCCTGCTTCGCGTCGACCTGCTGCGTCGTCGTCAGCACCGTAGTGGGATGCCCACCGGACGCATACCATTCGCTGCCGAACTGGCGTACCGCCAACCCGAGCCCGATCGTCTCACGCGCATACGCGATCGGCGACATGCCCAACACCGACCCGGCAACCGGACCATACGCGCGCAGATGATGCACACGGCCACTGTCAACCTCACGCCGATGCAGCTGATACGTCGGAGGTGACAGCGCCCCATCAGGCTGACGGACCACCACATCAGCCCACGACACCGTCTCCGCTTTCAGCGGGAACCCGAAGCTGTCCAGACGGGTCGTCACCGCCAACGCATTCCCCCACCGCAACGCATCCAACAGCAGCGCGTAACGCCACTCCTGCGCCGACACCAGATCCGACGGCGCCGACACAATCGTTGACCGGTCAATCTCATCAGTCCTACCGGACCGACGCCGGAACTGCTGCACCGGCAACCCCGACACGATGTCAGCAATCATGTGCTGACACCGCCACACCGGCATGAGCGTCAACGCCCGATCATCAGTGACCGTCACACCAGCCTGCGACATCCCGCCACGCAACGCAGCAAACATCGCGTCCGACTCGACAGACCGCGTCTCCGGCCGGCGCCGGAACACACTCACGACTGCACCCACCCGGCAGCGACCAGACCCACACCGGCAACGATCAGCGACGCCGGCCAATAGATCACAGCCACCCCAGCCACCACCAGGGCAACACCGACAACCTCAAGCAGTGTCGTCACGACAGCACGCATCGCAACCCCCTCTCAGAAGATCGACAAGTCACCGGACGACGGCCCCTGATGGCAAGCAAGCGCATGCGCGACCGTCACCGCCACCAGCGGACAGATGTCCCCCTCGAACGACGACCGCGCCCACGACCATGTGTCACCGTTCTGCTTGCGTCGAGCAGCCGCAACTGCGTCGTCCAACGCCGGATGACGTCGAATCGCAACACGGCCCTCCACAACAGCGTCGTAGAACACCGCGCACGCATCCCTGAAATCACGCCCGAGCAACGGACGCACCGTCACCCCTGCACGCTCCAGATCACGCACCAGCGACCCAGCCGGACCAGACACATCTAACCCGACCGGAGTCCGCCACGTCGCCACCAACTCCACGACACGATCAACAAGCCACGACAGGCCGCCACGATGCTCCACCAGCTCCACCCGGCCGCTGCTGTCACACACCGCAATGGCCGCAGCAGACCGCTGCGGATTCACGTCCACAGCAAACATCAGCTGGCCATCAGGCTCCACCTGCGCCGAACACACGCTGTCCCACACATGCGCCGGGAACACCCGCTCCACAGCAGCAGTCCGCCGATTACAGAACGACCGCTCGAACTCGCCAGCCGTCATCGTCGCCTTCGCATGCCGCACCACAGACACATCGATCGTGTGCCCCAACGCCGGCATGAACGACGGCCAACACGACTCATCATCAGGATCGTCATCGTCACCGATCGACCACTCGAAATAGGCAATCCCGGACTCGGCATCACCCTCAACCGACAACCGGCCAGCATCCACCTTCCGATTCAGCAGCACCGACGTGTCCGTCCCAGCCGTCGACACCCCAAGGATCTGAGCGTCTTTCCTTGTCGCCATCGCAGGGATCAGCGACTGCTCACGCCGATCATCAGTGTCCGCGAACAGCTCATCCAGCACAGCCATATCCAACGTGCGGCCATGACCTGACGTCTCCGACGACGCCAACACATCGATCCTTGACCCGCCACGCAACCGCAACGACTCGTTGCCGACACCACGCAACACCCGCTCCACCGCGGGAGCCAACGCAGACCGTTGCAGCTCCGGAGCAAAATCATCAATCAGTTTCTTGCGGGCGTCCCACCCGGTCTGCGCCGTGTAAGCGACCCGCTGAGCGCCACCCCACCGCAACGCCCGATGAATCATCCACGACAGCGTCAGCGTCGACTTGCCCGACTGGCGAGGCACGGTCACGATCACCTCACGCCAAAACGGCCTGCCGACGTCATCGACCTCGAGGCCAACGTCCGCCACAAGCCGCTGCCACGGCATCAGCGGCTGCCCCATCAGCTCAGCAATCGCGGCAAGCTCACCGCCCCTTGAGCGGCGCTCAACGCGCCTTGGAGTCGCCCACCGGGGCTGACATGCCGTCGAGACGGCGGAGGAGGTCGCCGAAGTCGTCGCCTTGGGCATCGGCACCAACCGCCTTGAGCGCCGCCAACGCGGCGCGGTACTGGGCCCACAGCGAAGCGTGGGCCGGGTCTGAGTCGACAGCGTCAGCGAGCCGCTGCGCCGCCATAACTGTCGCTGCGTCGACTTGTTCGAGTCGGCCGGCGGCGTGGAGAGCTGCGATGGTCATGTCGCACGCGGCCCGGTTGGTCGTCGGCGCCTGGGTTTGGGGCTTGCGTGGCATCGAGCACCTCTATGCACGGGTCATGCAGCGGTTATGCACGGCAGACGCATAGTGGTTTGCATAGCGAGTGCATACGGACCCGCCTTATGCAGCCCTATGCATAATGCATTCCATGCTGTTCCGTGCCGTTTCATGTCGTTTCAGTAGATATGTCGATAAGGGGGGGCGGGGTCTCCGTCGCTATCCACAAAAAACCCACAGGTTGCCCACAGGTTTTCCCCAACTTGTCCCCATGGCTGGGGGATTTACCCAGGCCCCTCATGCATAGTTATGCAAGCCCGTTATGCATGCCGAGTGCATAGCCATACGCCGTTTATGCATTGCCAATGCATCATGCATGCAGCGCTCACCAGCGCCGGGACGGCACGCCGCGCCCCTTCGGCGGGTGCGCCCGCCACGTGTTGCACCAGGTGCAGGCGGCTCGCAGGTTTGCCTGGTCCCACCACGCTCCACCCCTGCTGACTGGGACGATGTGATCGACGCAGTCAGCGATCCGATTGCAGCGCGGCCCGCCGATCTGGCAGACGTGACCGTCACGCTCCAGCACGCTGGCCCTGATGCGCCGCCACGACCCCGAGTATGGCGCCTTAGGCACAGCTCACCCCAGATACCGGACTGATCATGGGTTGCTATGGGGTGCTGTGTCAAGCATTGGGGCGGGTAGCGGTGCGTCGGCGGGGTTGGCGTCCGGCTGACCAGTCTGCGATGACGTGCTTCGGGGGCAGCTCGCCGGTGTCTCGGAGCCAGCGCCAGGTGCGTTGCCCGACTCGGAGCCGGCCGCCTCCTGGGCCGTCGACGCTGTAGCGCGCCTCCTCCCATGGGCCGCCGTGGCGGGACATCCATTGGCAGCCGGGGTCGCCGGTGCCTGATCCGGCGGGGGTGGGGCGGCTGGTCCAGATGTCGATGATGGTCCGGGTCCATGCGGTGCGCTGCTCGATGCCAGCGATCCAGTCGGCGAGGTCTTCGAGGGCGCGGACGGCGGGATCGTGAGCGCGGCTGGCAGCTTGGGTGGCGGTGGGGTCGGTGTGGTGGGTGCGTGGTCCGCTGTCGGTGGGTGTGGATCGGATGCCGGGTTGTGCTGCTTGCAGTTCGGCCCAGGCGCGTTCGAGGCGGTCGCGGATGTGGTCGATGTCGGCGGCTGCCATGGAGAGACGCCTGTGGAGGTCGCTGAGGCGCTGCGGTGTCATTGGGTGGTCCTTGTGCGGTCGCGGCGGAGGGCTCGTCTCTGGCGTCCACTGAGCCCGCCCCAGATGCCGTCGCGTTCGTTCGCGCGCATAGCAAGAGCGAGACAGGCTTGCTTGACAGGGCAACGGTTGCAGATGGCGCGGGCACGGTCGGTGGGCTCGCCGAGGCGCGGGTAGAAGAGTTCGGGGTCGAGGCCGCGGCATGCCGCGTCGACCATCCACGGTTCGCGGGTGACTGTTAGGGCTGTCATGGGGTGTCCTCCAGGTCGAGTCCGGCGAATGGGTCTAGGGGGTCTGTCGGGTGGGCTTGGGCACACTCCCCATCTATAGATGGGGAGTGTGTGCCCAAGAGTGCCTTCGGTTGTGTGCCTGAGTGTGCCCGCGGTGTGTACGTGCTGGTCAGAGCGTTTTGCGTGTCGTGTGCCTGCCCTTGTGCCCGAGGCACGAACATATGTGCGTGCGGAGGCGTGTGCCGACCCGTTTCGAGGTCGGT